ATGCAAAAGGGTGTGGCTTGTCAGAGATTGCTAGGCAGACTGACACAGCTATAGGTACGCTAAGTAGTGTGAAACAAGAGACAAAGAACCCACCAGCAGGGTGGTTAGAGGGTGTAGCTCTATTAGACTACTGGCTTAAGATAACAGGTGAGAACCCACCACGTGTAGGGGATCATTATGAGATGGATGGAGAGATAGATGAGAACTAAAGAGGGCGAAGTAAAGGCTATGGTTAAGAAGATACTGGAAGATGCAGGTGTATGGTACTTCTTTCCAGCGGCTAATGGGTATGGCAGATCAGCAATACCAGATATAATATGCTGTGTTCGTGGCGAGTTCTTAGCCATTGAATGTAAGGCGGCTAACCTACAACCTACAGCTCTACAAGAACGTGAGCTGACTAGGATTAAAGCAAGCGGTGGGGTAGGTGTGTGCATTAATGCAGAGAACGTAGATAAGTTAACAAACTTTATATCAGGTATGGGGTACAAGTAATGAAGGTGTTCGAGCTGATATTAATTTGGTTCTTTGTACTGGTGATGGTAACGGTGAACATTCTATTGTTCCCTATCTATGCGGTGGTGACTTTAAGTAGGAGAAGGTGATGAGGGTTATAAATCCGAGGTGCCGTATAGCATGGTTCTTAGAAGCCAAGAGAGACGGTAAGTTTAAAGATGATTCTAAATATACATTTGAGGTTGTACCACCTATAAGAAGATGCACCAAAGCAATACATAGTATGTACTGGAGAGCGAAATGAAACTACATCAAATGAGCAGTCCCTTAAACAATGACACATCTAGGTGTGTAGGGTCAATGTGCGATAAAAAGAACGTATGTCAACGCTACTTAACTATTGAGATAGATGGTACTGACCCATACAGATGGTTTATGGACGCAAGTATTGAACTGAATGGTGATGATACTAACTGTGATTTCTTTATAGAGTGGGGTGTGTGATGATTGAGTGTTACTTTTGTACCTGCATCAACCATTATAAAGACGAACCATTTTGTAAACTGGACCAATGTATCGCCAATCAAACTGAATTGGACGAATATACACTTATAAGGCTGGAATACTTGAACAGAAATGATATAGAGTTTGTAACAGGAGGTGTGTGATGAGTAAAGAAAGAGAGCTATTGAAAAAGATTTTAGCAACTAGATGGTTGGATCACGAGTTAAGTTGTGAAGTAGAAGAACTATTGGAACAACCTGAGCAAGAACGTGAGCCTTTAGGATTGGAAATTATGGATGTCTGCGGTAGTGAAGATTACAGAGAAGGGTTTAAAGATGGGGCTTTATATGCAGAGAAGTGTCACGACATTGGAGGTAAGGAATGAAAATGATACCCAACACACGAATTGAAGCATGGTTTGATTATAACAGACAGAAGCGATTTCAATGGGAAACACCATTCCCAAAAGACATTTGGTTTAGACCATTAACCAGCATGTACACACGAAAAAGGAGAAGGTAATGAGTAAAGAAAGAGAGTTGTTAGAACAATGCAGAATGTATCTATCGTCCTTAGGAATGTTTGTTGAACACAGCACATTAATTAATGAGATAGACGAACTACTCACCCAACCTGAACAGACAGCACCACCAGAGCGTGAGCCTTTAACACGACAACAAATAAGCGTGGGTAATCAATCAATGCTTAATGTTACAAGAGAAGCTTTTGTAAACGGCATTAAGTTTGCTGAGAAAATGCACGGTATTGGAGGATGACGATGAGTAAAGAAAGAGAGTTGTTGAAGCAATTACATGTCGGTCGTGTAGTAGAATACCATAGACCACATTCCCCAAATACCATCTTGTATGTGCACGTAGTTAGATTTAAGGAAGCGTGTGGGTGGACATTAGGGACAGGAATTGTAGTTAATAATCTAGGTAGAGAACATACAATATCATTGGAGGAAATAAGATTATGAGTAAAGAAAGAGAGTTGTTGCAAGAAATATACGATGATGAAATAACAATGATGGAATTGCCATTTTCTACAGCAACAAAATTAGTAGAACTACTTGCAGAACCTGAGCAAAAGCCTTTGACTTGTGAAGAAATATCATACGGCTTTAGAACTAATGATGACGCAATTAACGCTGAAAGTTTCTGGGCTGGTGTTGAGTGGGCTGAGAAGATGCACGGTATAACTGGAGGTGAGGAATGAAAGATTTAAACAGCGATACGTTTAGATGTAGATTTGTTATTGATAAATGGGAACCTGAAGTTGAGTATAGAGGGTTAAAAAAGGTAGCAATCGGGAAATGGTTTTTTGGTGTATTTACTATTTATAAATATTATTGGTCTAATTGGATTGGAGAAAGGTGATGAGTAAAATAACAATAGATTTAGAAGATTTAAAATCCTATATCAAGTCATTACCTACTGATATGGAGGAGTGGTACAACGAAGAGTGGGCGTTATATGCAGAAGGGATACACGCCTATGTTAAAACTGTGGACTTAAAGTTTGCGGATACCTTTAAGTTCTTTATAGATGAGTACTACGAGGAACGAAACAAAGAGAACTGGGGTGAGTGATGAGTGAGATAACATTAAGAGACACCATAGCTATAGCGGCTATGCAGGGGTTTATTCAGTACATGGGTTGCGACCCAGAGGCACAGTTTCATGGTAAACACTCCAAGAATAAGGATGTATTAACTAAGTCAGCTTACGCCTACGCAGATGCAATGTTGGAGGAACGAGCTAAGGTATCACAAGGATATTATAATGACCCAAGGCAAAACATACTGATAGAGGACCTTGTATTAACTGCTTACGCATGTAATAGTCTATTAGGGCATGGAATTAAACGTGTTGGGGATTTAATTAAACTAACAAAGCCTGAGCTAAGGGCAAAAAATAATATAGGTAAGGTAACTGTGCGAGAGATAGAAGACGTATTAAAGTCTAAAGGGTTATGTTTGAGGGATAGATAATGCAACTAATGTCGATAGATTTTGAGAGCTTCTATTCCAAATCATACAGCCTATCTAAACTTACTACAGAAGAGTATATAAATGGTGATGAGTTTGAAGTTATTGGACTGTCTATTAAGTTAGGGGATACACCAACGGCGTGGCATACAGGCAGTCAATTAGAGATAACTAAAGTGCTCAATCAATTTAATTGGGAAGACATTACCCTGATAGCACACAACTGTTTCTTTGATGCCAGCATCTTGTCTCTTGCGTTTAACATTTACCCTGCTAGATATATCGACACTCTATCTATGGCTAGAGCTATACATGGCATATCGGTAGGGGGAAGCCTAGCTAAACTAGCGACACATTATGAGCTAGGAGAGAAAGGTACTGAGGTAGTAGATGCATTGGGTAAGCACTTAAAGGACTTTACTGCGGCTGAGTTAGCTAAGTATGGAGAGTATTGTATTAATGATACTGAGTTAACCTATGCCTTATTCCAAAAGCTTATAACCCACTACAACGCCACTGAGTTAAGTCTGATAGATATGACCATTAAGATGGGTGTGGTGCCGAGGTTGATGGTAGATATGGCTATACTGGAGAGTCACTTGTATGAAGTGAAGAGAGCCAAGGAGTTTATACTAGAACAAGTATCTGCTGATAAGTCTGAGATTATGAGTAACCCTAAGTTCGCTAAGTTGTTAGAATACTATGGGGTAGATGTGCCAATGAAGTTATCTCTTAGGACAGGTAAGATGACCTATGCGTTTGCTAAGACAGATGATGGGTTGAAGGACTTACTTGAGCACCCTAGTTTAGTAGTACAAGCATTGGTTGCCGCTAGGTTAGGAGTTAAGTCTACTATAGAAGAGACACGCACTGAGCGGTTTATAGGCATTGCAAATCGTATGGGTAGGCTACCTATCCCCCTTAACTACTATGGTGCGGCTACAGGTAGATGGTCTGCGGGTGGTGGGCAGAAGGTGAACTTCCAGAACTTACCTAGAGGAAGCATGCTTAAAGAAGCGATCATAGCCCCTGAAGGCTATCTAATAGTAGGTGCTGACTTATCAAACATAGAACTACGTGTGGGTATGTGGGTAGCTGGTGAGACAGAAGCACTAAGGTTATTAGGTGAGGGTGGGGATTTATATAAAGAGTTTGCTAGTAAAGCCTTTGATGTTCCCTATGATGAGGTTACTAAAGAACAAAGGTTTATAGGTAAGCAATCGCAGCTATCATTAATATTTGGGGTGGGGGCTACCAAGCTAAGGCTGGCAATAAAAACTCTTTCGGGGGTAGACTTAGGCGAGGTAGAGTCTAAGCGGATCGTTGACCTATACAGAGCTACTTATACAGGCGTTACTAATCTATGGAAATTATGTACTACTGCTATTAAAACTATAGCCGAGAACGGGGAGTACACGTTTGGCACTGGGGGTCTATATAAAGTAGAGGGTAAGAAAGGTATTAGGTTCCCATCAGGTATGTACATGCAGTATCCACAACTTGCTAATGTTATAGATGAGAAGACAGGAGAGCAGGGATATAAGTACAAACTACGCAATGGCTATGATAGACTATACGGCGGTAAGTTAACAAACAATCTAGTGCAGGGTACAGCCCGATGCATTATGTCAGAAGCAATGGTACGCATATCAAAAAAGTATGATATTGTATTGACAATACACGATAGTATTTATATATTAGCCCCTGAAGCTGAAGCTGAAAAAGCTTTAGAGTTTTTATCTAAAGAAATGACAACCCCGCCTAGCTGGATGCCTGATATACCATTGGCTTGTGAAGGAGGGTATGGGAAGTCTTTAAAAGACGCAGGTTAGTATGGCTAAATACAGTAAAGAGAATGTAGTAGGTAATGTGTATGCTAGGTTAACTGTTATATCGCAGGAGGGCACAAAGTGTATATGTAAGTGCTCTTGTGGAAACACCAGTAGCAAAATACCTAGGCACAGACTGCTATCAGGAAACACTACATCTTGTGGCTGTAGAAAAAGGTCTGCTATAGGTGAAAGTAATAGGACTCATGGTAGAAGTAATAGCCGCATCAAAGGGTATGCAGACAGAACATACGGAATATGGCAAGCCATGAAAGATAGATGTAGTAATCCTAATAGGGCTGATTGGTATAGGTACGGCGCAGTAGGTGTTAAAGTATGTAGTGGATGGGAACATTCCTTTGAACAGTTTGTTATTGATATGGGCGAAGCCCCTGAGAACTTATCATTGGATAGGATTGATGGGGCTAAAGGGTACTCCCCCGACAACTGCAGATGGGCTACATCTAAAGAGCAAGCGCTAAATACAAAAAAAACTATAACCTATGAGATGGGGGGTATATTAGATTCTATATCAGGATGGGTAACTAGATTAAGTATGACTAGGTTAAGAACAGTAAAGTACTTAGAGAGTAATGCAACTAAAATAAACAAATAAAGATGCAGGATAAGATGGCACTTAAACAATCGAACAAGAACCGTAAGAAAAAGAACCCTTTTAAAGCAAGAGAAAGATATGGCTGACATTGCAGATAAAGCCAACGACCAAGCCCAGCTTATACTAGACAAGCAGATAGAGATGGCAAAAGGTGCTAAATTAGACATCTTTCCTAATCAGTCGGGGCAATGCTGGGAATGTGACGCCCCTATAACAGACGGTAGGCGGTGGTGTAGTAAAGAATGTACTGAGAGCGCAGAGAGGAGTGGATGGTGATGAGAAAGTTGCTAGAGATATGGGATAAAGAAAGAGAGTTCTTTGGAAGATGGCGTGATGTTACAGTGGGTGTTAAATATGCTATAGACGGAGTAAGAATTAGGGTAGATACAGAGAGAGAGTTACTTATAGAAGCGGTAGAGTGGATGCAAGACTTAAAAGATGTGTGGGAAGACACACGAAAGTCAGACGACAGAGTTTTATTAGAATTAGAAGCGGATATAAATAAGATAAAAAAACATATAAAAATGCACACAGCAGAGAGGACTATATGATGAATGAAGAAACAACAGTACAACCCATGTGGAAAATAAAAGAAAGCGTTGGTGATACACAGGTGGAAGGAGATCATTATAAGAAAATGAGCATAGAACCTTGGGATGTTATGGAAGTTGCATTAACAGAAGAAGAATTTAGGGGGTACCTCAAAGGTAATTTTATTAAGTATGCAATGCGGGATGGGAAGAAGCCCGGTGCAATTAGAGATGCCGATAAAGCTATTCATTACAGGGCTAAGCTAACTGAGATGCAACAGAAATGAGAAAACTATTTAAGAAATGGTTCTGCCCTCCACATAAGTGCTCAAGGTTCCGACAATACTACTCACTTAATCTAAAGATATGCACTGAGTGTTATAAAGAGTCAGAGCTTTGGGGTGATAACATAATTAAACACCAACGATGAAAACACCTAGCTTCTCATACAGTTCACTGAGCCAGTTTACCACTTGCCCAAAACAATATGAAGCCCATAAGGTTTTAAAGTACGTCCCTTTTACTGATACAGATGCTACACTGTATGGTAAGGATGTTCATTCAGCGGCAGAACACTATATAGGATCAAGCACCCCGTTGCCTGAGAAGTACAACTATATTAAGAGCTACCTTGATACATTAAATAATATCAATGGCGATAAGTTCTGTGAGCTTGAACTGGGCATTAAGTTAGAAGATGGAGAGTACGCACTGTGCGAGTTTGAGGCAGAGGATAGGTATTGGAGAGGTATAGCCGACTTAGTTATTGTAGACGAGGCGGCAGGTAAGGCGTATATTGTGGACTATAAGACAGGTAAGTCTGCCAAGTATGCAGACACTAAGCAGCTTGCACTACTAGCTGCGGCGGTGTTCTTAAAGTACCCAGCTCTTAAAGTTATTAAAGGTATGCTACTGTTTGTAGTGGCACAAGAGATAATAAAAGCTGAGTACACGTATGATAAACGATTCGAGATATTTGACAAGCTAAAAGAAGTCCTCACTCAGCGTGAGGTAGCTTACGAAACAGGTATCTTTAATACTAAGCCTAATGGCTTGTGCCGTCAGTGGTGTCAAGCTATACGATGCATACATAATGGGAGATACAATGGGGATAAGTAGAGTTGAGTTACTGAAAGATTTACTGCCTAATATGAATAGGTTGTTTGAAGCTGAGTATGAAAACTTAAAGATAGACCAGATAATACATAATGAAGCAGTAAAACAAAAGGAACTAGAAGATGCCATACAAGAACAAAGCAGATAGAAACGTAGCTCGTGAGATAGAGCTGGAGAAGAGTCGTCCCGGTGCACATGAGGCTAGGATGGAAAGGCAACGTGCTAGGAGAGCGGCAGACAAAGCGGGTGTAAACAGAACGGGTAAGGACATAGACCATATCAAAGGTACTAAAGCAGGTAATGGAGCGGCTAACTTAAGGCTAAGAACCCCTTCACAAAACCGATCCTTCTCACGTAATGCAGACCACACAGTAAAAAAGAATGAGCCTCTAGGTAAAAAGAAATGAAGATAGAGGTAGCGGTAAAATCCGTGCAGACTATGGCAGTTGATGCAGGACTGCCAGAGAGTTTAATAGACCGTCATATAGATGCACTTTGTAAGATGGCAATAAGGGTTAAGTCTCAAGAAAGGAAAAACTGTAAGAATCAGTTACGCAAGTGGATGCATGAGACCCCATTGACAAGAGACCCATTACTAAGTATACTAGACGAATAATTTGATTTACTGACTCGTCCCCATAAGGGACTGTAGAGGATAAATAATGATAATAGAAGTTAAACAGGACAAACTCCTGTCCATAAAAACTGATGACCCTGACGCTATCACGTCAGTGATTGATAGAAGTAGGTTGGTAGCTGAAGGAGAAGTGTGGGTTAATTTTGGTTTAGGTGAAGCGCATATACTAAACAACATGAAACTCCCTAATGTGCCATCACCTATCCGTACTCAGTATAAGTGGACAGGCATGTATAAACCTTTTGACCACCAGCGGGTAACAGCAGAGTTCTTGACCCTAAATAAGAAGGCGTTCTGTCTATCTGAAATGGGCACAGGCAAGACCAACTCTGTTATCTGGGCGGCAGACTACCTAATGAAGCTGGGTGTGATAAGACGTATGCTAGTAATCTGCCCTCTATCCATTATGGATGCCGCTTGGCGTAGGGACTTATTCAGGACAGTCATGCACCGATCAGTAGAGATAGCACATGGCAGTCGTGATAAGAGAGCTGCGATTATTAAGGGTAGTGCTGAGATAATTATTATCAATTACGATGGTGTAGAGATTGTTCAAGATGAGATAGATGCAGGGGGCTTTGATCTGATCGTAGTGGATGAGGCAACACATCTTAAGAATGTAGCTACTAAGCGTTGGAAAGTGCTGAACAAACTAATCAAGGATGATACGTGGTTATGGTTACTGACAGGTACACCTGCGGCGCAGTCTCCGGTAGATGCCTATGGACTAGCTAAGATAATGAACCCCAAGAGTGTGCCTAGAGCGTTCAATGCATTCAGGGATTTAGTACAACTACGGCAGTCTATGTTTGTGTTTAGGAACCGTCCAGAGGCAGAGGAGATAGTACATAGCATCTTACAACCTGCCATACGGTACACAAAGGAAGAGTGCTTAGACTTACCAGAACTTGTGTATCAGACCAGAGATGTACCGTTAACAGCACAGCAAGAGAAGTACTACAAGCTGCTCAAGAAAGAGATGCTTATGATGGCAGGAGGTGAGGAGATATCTGCGGCGAACGCAGCGGTAGCTTTGAACAAATTGCTCCAACTATCAGCAGGTGCTGTGTACTCAGATACAGGTGGGGTTATTGAGTTTGATGTTAAGAACCGATCTACTGAGCTACTAAGTATTATTGATGAGACAGCGCACAAGGTGATCGTGTTCGTTATGTTTAGGCATACTATCGAGATGGTGCAGAAAGTTCTGACAGATGCAGGGCATACCGTAGACATAATACATGGTGGGGTAAGTGTTGGTAAGAGGGCGGAGATATTCAATCAGTTTCAGACTAGCAAAGACCCACGCATACTAGTTATTCAACCACAAGCGGCGGCGCATGGTGTTACTTTACATGCGGCTAACACAATTATCTGGTGGGGTATGACCCTATCATTGGAGACATACAAACAAGCTAATGCACGTATACACAGAGCAGGGCAGATTAACAGATGTACAGTCGTGCATTTAATAGGAAGCTCAGTAGAGAAGAAGGTACTAGGCGTACTGGAGAACAAAGGGGCTTCCCAAACGAAGCTATTAGATTTATTTAAAGAGGTATTAGAATGAACGAAGACTTAGAAATACTAGAAATAGAAGAAGAGGGTGATGAAGATGGTGAGGGGGTATACGTACTTGTAAAGCTACTAGAGAGTGATCTAGGTATAGGGATTAGTGTACCAGTCGATGAGCCAAATGCTGACTACTTTATGAATGTCTTAGATACCCTTTATAAGACTGCAACTGTACAAGCTCTGGAGAATTTAATTAGAAGCTGTGAAATAAATGAACGAGGCGTACTTGCTAAAGAGATACGTGCTTATTTAAATACACCTGAAGTATTACACTAGGAGAACGATATGAAGAACATATTATTTTTAATGTTATTAGCACCAACTGTATCTGTAGCGGCGGCACTTGTACTAACGCCGGGACAGCCTATGCAAGCCATCGTACCTACAGCTAATGGGTACAACATATTAGATATGGGCGGTAATGGGGTCACACAGGTTATGGACGTAGGTGGTATGACAGCCATAGTAGGACCGAATGCACCAGCTACATTTATTTTACATGATAGTGGAGCACCAACACCTGAGATGCTTGTACCTTTACCAAACACTGAGTTAGCCCTACCAATAGAATAGGAGACAATGATGAACGCAGAACAATTAGTTACGGTCTATATAAAGATGCGTGATGCACTAGTAAAACTCCAAAGAGAGTTTGATGAGAAAGAAGGTGCTATCAAGGCACAGCAAGATATTATTACGCAAGCCTTGTTAGAGATGTGCAAAGAAATGGGTGCCGAGGGGTTACGTACACCTGCAGGTAGTGTGTTTAAAACAGTTAAAACTAGGTACTGGACTTCAGACTGGGGGAGCATGAAACAATTCATTAAAGATAATGATGCATTAGACCTAATGGAACAGAGGGTACACCAAACCAATATGAAAAACTTTTTAGAAGAAAATCCTACTCTCATGCCACCCGGTATGAACGTAGATAGTCGTTATAGCATCACAGTTAGGAGAAAGTAAATGGATGAGGAAGAAGTTTTCTTGACGGGAGCAGAAGTTAGTAAGATACTAGGTCTCTCCAGCAGGACACTACGTAGGCTTAGACAGGCAGGGGCACTCGACACCTACTATAAAGGTGTACGTAGTACTGTTGTTACCAATGAAAGGCCAGTATACAGTGCTACTAATGTGGCAGAGTTCTTACGCTTAAAAAATACCATAACCAAAAAACAACCAAACGAGGAAGTACAATGAGCAATGAAATGAGTATCTTTAAAAATGGCGGTGCAGTACCAGCACATTTTAGAAACGTAGAGCTGAGTGAAACTACTAGAGCCCTTATGGGTGGTACTAGCACTAGACGTATCTCAATCAAAGGTAATATCTTTCGTATGGTAGTAGGCGGTCAAGAGATTGCTAAGAACGAAGATAGAGCAATGAACATTATCATTGCGGCGGCAGCTCCAAAAACATCTAGGCAGTTTTATTCTGCGGCTTATCAAGAGGGTGTAGTAACTGCTCCTTCTTGCTGGAGTAATGATGGAGACCAACCTGATAAGAACAGTGAGTCTGCACAATCTGTAAACTGTGCAACATGCCCACAAAACATTGCAGGGTCTGCAAAACAAGGATCAGGTAGAGCTTGTCGTTACACACATAGACTGGCTGTACTGTTAGAGAACGATGCTATCAGTGGTGAGCTGTATGAACTATCTCTAGCCGCTACTTCTCTATTCGGTAAGGGTGAGAACAACAAGATGCCTCTTATGCAGTACGCTAAGTTGTTAGGTTCAAACGGTCTTAATATTACTGATGTAGTAACTGAGATGCGCTTTGATACAGATTCAGCTACACCTAAGATGGTATTTAGAGCAGTTCGTGCTTTAGAGATAGAAGAGCTGGAAGCTGTTACTACACATGGCAAATCTCCAGAGGCTAAAATGGCAGTTACTATGTCATTCCAACCAGCTTCAGCTAAGTCTGCACGATCTGAAGAGCCTGAAGAATTAGAGTTCATAAAGAAAGAAGCACCTAAGCCTAAAGCAGTTGAGACTGCAGAACCTATAGTACGAGAAAAGAAAGCATCTGCTACCCCTACACCGACCACTATGGAGTCGATTCTTGGGGAGTGGGCTGACTAGGTAAAACTAGTTACGCTTGTGGGGCGGTACAATCCGCCCCTTTTTTTCCCGTAAAAAAGGTAGATGCCATGTTAACAGAAAACCAACTAAAAAATTACTGGCGTAAAGTAGATAAAAAAGAGGAGGCTGAGTGCTGGAACTGGAAGTCCCCTTCTATTGCTAGTGGTTATGGAGTGTTTAAATTTAATTCTCCTAGAGAACAAGGAAGTGCTCATAGAGTAGCTGCTTATATTGCAGGATTAATTCCGAGTATAAGAAGCCTAAATAACCATGACTATGTATTACATACTTGTGATAATAAGCTCTGCCAAAACCCCGCTCATTTTTTTATCGGAGACGCCTCTGATAATAACCGTGATAAATCTCTTAAAGGAAGAGCCCCTAAAGGGGAGACGCATAAAAATTCTAAATTAACTGAGAAGGACGTTGTTTCTATTAGAGATACATATTTACAAGGGGGTATTACACATCAAAGACTTGCTGATATATACGGGGTATGTAATCAATTAATATGTATGATTATAAACCGTAGAATTTGGAGACATGTGTGAACCGTTTAGAGTTCCTTAAGCAAATTCTACCTTTTGAAGGCGTGTATTGTGTAGTCGGGATCAAAAAAGGTAAAGCTCAACAGACATTTTTAAATACCCTTGAGGAAGTAGACCAGTGGGCAGAGCAACAACCATTAGATAATAGGGATGCTTACTTTTCACCTGCATCATACAACGATAGATCGGGTAGATTTGCCAAGAACACTAAAGGATTTAGAAGTCTTTATATTGATTTAGATATTGGTAAAGGAACAGAGTTTCCTACTCAGCATGATGGGTTGGTTGCATTAAAGAACTTCTCAGGGGCGTTACAACTGCCTACACCTACGATAGTTAGCTCAGGGTACGGTATACATTGCTATTGGACGTTTACTGAAGCAGTTGATTACAACACTTGGAAGCCCTTAGCGGTAGCTCTTGTACAACGCATTATGTCCGAGGGGTTCAAAGTAAAAGACAAAGGGCTAACTACTGATGCAGTAAGGATATTAAGACTTCCTGATACTACTAACTTTAAAGGCGGCTTGGAAGCTGATGTAACTGTATTAAAGCTAAGCCCTTCCAAACCTATAGAGTTGTTTAAAGCGTTACTAAATACAGGTGAGTTAACCCCTGTCACTATGCTGGAACTATCAGGGGGCAATACAGGTTCTGGATTAAATGACACAACTAGAGCACTGCTAGGGAACACAATTTATAAGTTCTCTCGGATTATGAAGAAGAGCTTAGCAGGTAAGGGATGTGCTCATCTAGCACATATATACAATTTCCCTAATGAAGAAGACAACGAACCTTTATGGAGAGCAGGACTATCAATAGCTCAATACTGCTCTGACAAAGAAACAGCCATACATAACATATCCAACCAGTACGATACCTACGACCCAGCAGAGACAGAGTATGAGGCATCTAGGATTAGTGGTCCGTTCTTATGTGATACCTTTAACACCACC